TGTCTTAAACAGAGGTTCACCGCAGCCACGCCATTCTTGTACGTTACCACCGAACCAGAATTGTACTTGGTACATAGTGTGTGAATATAGAGAACACAGTAAAGTAAAGCCCCCAGTAGGGGGCATAGGTCAAGCGAAGGCTTGAACTGGACCGTAGAAGGCGCAGTCAAGTTCTTCGACACAACGCCCAAGTTCCTCGATTTCGAGGAGACGGGAGAGTTCTACCCAGCAACCGCCAGTCTCTTCAACGAAGAGAGCGCGGTTAACGGTAACGAACCATTGGTCGCCGTAGTCCATAATGATGTGAATGAAAAGAACATAGAAAAGTAAACCCCCCGATAGGGGGGGGGAGTGCTTACACAAGTTGAGCACGTGTACCGCATGATGCGTAGAACGCAATCATGTCCAGTGCTTCCTTACGAGAAGCGAAGGACTGTGTACGTAGCTCTTGTGTGTAAGGAGAACGAAACGTGATGGTAAACATCTGCGTGTTATGAAAGAACACCAGTAAATAAAGCCCCCGTGTAGGGGGCAGAGTATTCAGAAGGGAATCTCCCATTCCTCGTAACGAGATTCCTCCCACCCGTGGTGAGGACCAAGTTCGACGAGGATATAATCGGGAGGTAAACCAATGCTGTCGTTACAAACGCAGAGGTGGTAGTTATTATCGATAAGAACGATGTAGTCGTTCTGGGCATCGTTAATCATTTGTGTGAAAGTAAAGAACACAAGGAAGTAAACCCCCCGCTAGGGGGGTGTAGTTGTTAGAAGGGAATGTCGCTAGGTTCTACAGGTTTGATGTAGTCCAAGCGAACGTCCTCCCAATCCTCAAAAGATTTGAGGCAGGGGAGTGCTTCTTCGTAGGTGCTGAAGTATTCACGAATAGCTTCAGGTTCACCGTCATCACAGTAAGTTTCGAAGTAAGTAACTGTGTACATCATGTAGATGAAAAGAACATGATGAAGTAAAGCGAACGATAGTTCGCAAGTTCCCGAACTCGTAAGTGATCAAGTAACTCCAAGAGTTACGCGACAGTTAAAGCAAGCGTTCTAAACGAAAGTAAGAAGCTTAAGTTAACTTGTGCTTACAGAAGTTAACGCGAGACGAAAACGAACGATACAGATTTGCGAAACAATTGCGAGAAGTTCTCAACAGATAACAAATGAATTGAGCAAATCAATCGTGAGTTTACGAGCGTTAAACAAAAGAAAAACACGAGCGAAATCGCGCAGCGATTACTCGCGAGACATTCGTGTGAACTTGTGAACGAAGCAGAAGTGAAACATCTGTTGTTCACTGAAGTTAGACACGTAAATGTCTGTAGTTATTTTTTTTGTTCCACCGACAGTTCGGGTACGGAGGGTATTAAACATGTCAAAAATTTTATATCAAATTTAGCCTCCTATACGCCGATTTTCGGTGAATATGTGCGTGCTTGCATACACAATCTATGTAGTTACTTTAGATTTTGCCTGAACAGACGATTCACGGCTGTGTGTATCAATGTGAAGCAATATGCAATCACTGAGTAAAGGGAAGGAAAGCGAGTCAACTACAAAACTACGGTTAATGCCGTCAAACTGGTATATATCCCTTTTTAAATCCCTCTCCTATTACATGCATTAATTTGGAAAGGTTTAGACAGAGGTGTAGTAAGTGTAGTGAAGTAGTTTTATAGAATATATAGAGTTAATCGTAGTGCTGATCAAATGAGTAATACTCAACGTCAGAATAGTGATCCATTTGCCCCTGGATTTGAGCCATTTTATATTCCGCCCACGGCTCCAATTAGAAACATAATTGGCGGCATTCCAGCAAGTGAAACCACAGCGCAGCCACAAACTGCAAATCCCTTTGGACCTAGATTTCAGCCATTTTTAGTTCCTGACACTGCGCCTATTAGAGGAATAGCAGAAGCTCTAACTCCATCAAAAACTATAGGTAGAGGGACGGGTGTAACAGAAACTAAAAAAAGTACAGGTTATACCAGAACGCCAGAAGACAACAAAATAATTGAAGAGATGCGGAAAAGGCAAAATGAAGCAATTAAAGGATATGACACACGAACAAACGTCAATGGTGTTGTACAAACTGGTACAGATTACAAACCATTTGATAAGAGTGACTTTGACGGAGAGGTGTCACGTTTAAGAGCATCGCTTGGTGAACGGATCTCACAGAATCCAATGGCAACAGAAAATGACGTTGCTTTAGTGAAAGGTACAAATGTTGCAGGTCAATTTAGTTCTACTCGACTGCCTGGAACAACTGAGTCTTTGTTTAGCGATACACCAGGAGAACCAGATTCAACCGGCTTCACTTCAGCACTTCATGCAGATGTAAACTTTGCAGAAAACCTAGATTTGAAATATCCAGGGATTTTTAAAAGTTCAGAACAATTAGAGTTTGACGTTCCTTTGGGCACTCCTGTTGAATTTGAAACCCAACCGCAAAGCTACTTTAAGCCTGGCGTGGTTAATTCAATGACAGATCGAAGGCTGCGTGAATTGGATCAAGGCCTTATTCGAAGTGGTGCTGACTATTTTGCAAAAGGACCTGACGGACAAACAATAAAAGTAGATACTGATTTAGCTAAAGCTGTAATGCTTGGAGTTGAAGGAGCACGAGAGAAATTAGACAGTTCTATTGGAGGCAGTACTGTTAGTACAACTGAAGAAACAGCCTTCGAGGTGCCTGATGAACCAACATTTGGTGGCAAAGTAAGCCCATTCTCAGAACAATTGTATAAAGACACAGAGGAAATTAACTTCCAAGACCTAGCAAAAAGTCTAGAAGAATCAGGATACAATCCTCTAGGCGGATACACACCTAAGTTCAACTATCCTGGGCTTTTTCAATGACCTTTTAGAATAAAAGGAGGTCTACGATAAATAGTTGTGAGTACATTAGAGTCTAGATTTGACGAATTTTCACGCCAAGCTGCTGGTTTAGGAAATATATCAGCTAGTAACGACCCTTTACTGCAGCAAAGTGACGCAAACGAGCAGTTACTTAAAGGTGCTGAAGCCATTGCGGCCGGTCGAACTCTAGGTTTATCAGATGATGAAGCGCTTTCTCTGCTTTCCCGTAAAAGAAAGCGTGAATTAATGCGGGAAGGGTCAGAATTATTTAGGGATGACGTTATTCTCCAGGATATTGACGCAAAAGAAAGGGAATTCCAGAGAGAAATTCCACAAAGAGCTGCAGATGCAGGGGCGTTAATTGCGTATGGCCAGGACGAAGCGGATTTGCAGCAGGTTTCAAGCGGACGTATTGGAGATATAAAGCAAGTTGACCAAGCAGGTGGCGGTGAAGGAGGCCGTTTACGGCGGCGTTTAGAGCAACAAATTAGAGATCAACTGCCTTTAGACATTAAAGTCACGATGCCTGCAGTTGGCGGAGACTTTCAAGTTACTGGACAAGTCGATGTAGGGATGCCTGTACCAGAAGATTTGAAAGAAGCAGCCATTCTGCAAGAATTGGGTCTTAGATTCCCAGAACGCAAGAAACCTAAGGGCAAATATGACAGAAAGACTAAAACAAGGACATTTAAAAGAGTATCTAACGCATCTGAAGAGAGTAGGCCAGCAATTGCTGGGAGTGGAGCGGATATTTCTGCCTATGAACAGCTTATGACGGCAGTTAACACAGGTCAAGTTAGGTTAACTGACGAAATTGCACCAGGTAAAACGGTTGATGACCTGTTGAAAGGGATAGAAGAGCGTATAAGTGGCAGTGCTGCTCGTAAAAAAGACAGATCAGAGGCATTTGCAACAAGAGTTGCTGATCAAAAAACAAAACGCGAAAATGCCGCGAGACAATTACGTCAAATTGCGATTCAAGCTGCTGCTGAAGGCGATCCTTTATCAAGAGAAGAGGCAATGGCCTTATCTGCTCGCTTATTGCAGCCTGAGTCAGTATCGAGGATAAAAGCAGAGCAAGAAGCTATCGGAAACATTGCAAGTCAAGGGTCAACAAGAGAAATTCTTGGTGAAACCCAAATGAGTGACGAAGCATGGAAGGCGAAATCCACAAAACAACTATCACCTATTCCAATTAGGTCTGGAGATGACGTTATATCTAGTGACCAGGTATATCAGATGGTAGATCCAGACGGTAATGTAGTTGGCTATGCAACTGATCGCGGATTTGTCGGAAATGTTGAACTTGAGGGCATTGCAGCTGGAATGCCAGAGCCGACACCTTCTCAGAAAGGTCTCGTTGAGTTTATTACTCAATTTAATGAGCCAGATCCTAAAGGCGGGACGAGACCAATAGTAATTGGAGATGCAACGAGAGCATTTACAGATCGTGTTGCAAAATTAAGCCAAAAACGGTTCGGTAAAGGTGTTGATTTAGTCCCCACCGGCATTCAAAGCTTGGGAGAAGCTGAAAAGGTGATTGAGCGTCTAATTGATCGCGGTATTGAAAGCGGAACAAGTTTTAGTCGATACAACCCTGCTGATCCAAGCTCACCTTTGTCTGTACCAGCAGGTGAAAGGCCAACAGCATCAGATTTGATGAGTACAATCCGTATGGAGCCAAGTGAAGCTAGGAATCTTGCTTCTGCTTTATATCAGTTAGGTCTGGCTGAAGGGTCCGATGTCAACCAAGCTGGTAAGCAACTGTATGCATCAAGGCAAGGCTCATATCAACCCATATATCGTCCTGAAGGCCTGAGTGGAACAGTAAACCTTGAATTACAAAGAGCTGGTACTCCAGCAGTTGATTTACCAAGACAAAACGTTCTTTTTGATAGCCCAGCTGGGTTCTTCTATGACGGAGTGGAACCAGCCTTCATCAGTAATCAACAGAGAGCACGGATTGGTGCTGGAGGAGCAAACGTCAACATTCAGCCGATGCTAAGGGGATTATCAGACCCCGATGCACGTGCACCATTTATCGGAGCTGTTCGAGGCGAAGATCCGGTGCCTATTGCCGGAGATCCGAACAATCCGAACTATCGATACCGTAAAGGATTTGGTCAAGACGTAAGTCTCGAAAAGGGGTATTCAGATCTGGAAAGAAGTATGGTCAAAGGGAAGCGCAAATACAGTCAGGCTAGGGTCGATAAAAATGTTGAGGTCGCCAAAGAAGTCGAACGTCGTCAAGCAGCTGGAGAAGAAGATGCTGCTGTTAAGCGAATAATGAGCCAAGCAGATTCAGCTTTGTTTGATGAAGCAATGGCACGTCAAGAGCTTGAGTCTGAACGTAATATCCGTAGACAACTATCAGGTGGTAATCCGCTAAATACTTCTATGGAAAGTTTGCAACCAGTAACAACCACATCAGTGCCTCCTTCTATTGCTCCTGATCCATGGGCATCTACTGGCTCACAATCAACTCCTCAATTTGATGCAGGTGGAAGTCAGCTGCCTCCTGACCTAAAAGCGCAGCTAGATCGTCTCAGTCAACCTAAATACAGATGGGCTGGATATATGGCAGCGCCCGATACAGTATCTCAAACATTTAGGCCTGGACCATACCGTAGGGCTGCAAAAATTGGCGCAGCTGGAGCAGGTACAATGGCAGTATTGGCTGGAATGCTCGGAATCGGGCGTGATCAGGAGGATTTAGCACAATGAACTACTCAAAAGAAAGTCTCAAGCAAGGAAGACGTAATCAAGACGCTTCCAGGGAGACTATGGCATCTTTTGGCTTAATGGATAGCGCAACGATGCCAGAAGAAAACGATAATGATCTATCAATTCAAAATACCCGGATGGCAGGAGTAGTTGGTGCGCGTGCATTAGCAATGATGAATAATCCAGAAGAAATGCAGCGTACAGATGAGTGGATGGAAAAGTATCTGTATGGCGGCCTAGGCCAATCAGAAGATGGGCTGCGTTGGCGTCAAGCTACAATAAATGAAGCACCGTCGCCTAATAGTGACAACCAATAATCTAAGGTAAATAAAATGGCAGCACCGTTAGCTATACCACTACTTGCAAAAGTAGGCGCCTTAGCCAAAGGTTTAACAGGAATTGGCGCTAAAGCGGTTGGGCCTAAATTAGGCGCACAGGTGTTAGGGCAGAATGTCCGTCGCTTTGCTGGGCAGGGGCTTCAAGGATTAGTAGGAAAAGACATGCTTACCAACAAAGGCGAATTAGCCTTGCGGTTAGCACCCGATGTACTTTTCGGTGGAATGACTGCTTTATCTACCCCCGGCGATATTGTAGATAAAGTAGTTGCCGGATCTACACAAGCGCTTGGTGGAGGCTTAGTAGGTTTAAACGCGGCTCGTGGAACAAGGGCACTATTTAAAGACATTAACCCTCGTGTTTTAGACTTAGTTGACCTTGGTGGCAGTCTGGCTGGCGATGTTGTAGGAATGTCAGTCGGTGACCAATTAATGCGATTAAAAGGTGGAGGAATGACACCTTATGAACGCCAGTCTGCTGAAGCAGATCAGCAGTACCGAGCAGCTATAGAAGAAGAAATTCGTAGAAGACTTCTGCTTGAGCAACAAGGAAGCATGTACATCTAATGGATAGGCAAAAGGCTGCAAAAAACATCCTCGAACGCATAATGGAGGGTGCAAAGAAAGAGTATGGATATGGACGTGAAGACCATAGAAGTGCAATGCGTCGTGCATTAGAAGATGCAGGAAAAGAGGGTGAAGCAACACGTATTGATCAGATGCTCGGTACGAACCGAACAATCTCAATGTTGAAAGAAGTAGCTCCCAAAGTATTCGGTCAAGCAAACCCTGATTTAGTCCGTGCACGCCAAAAAATGGGCATGGGATTGTCAGATGATCGTGCTACAAGGATTGGTCAAGTCCTCGGAACAATTGGATCAGATATAGTGCAGGATCGTGGTCGTGAGCTGTGGTGGCTAATCAATGCACCACAAGCAGCCGCATCAGTTATTCAAGATGTTGCTATTAAGAAGTTTGCACCTGAGCTATTTAAAGCGAGACCCGTGCTCGATCAAAAAGGTAATGTTGTAAAATCTAAAAGGCAAGCTTACTTAATGGGTATTGCAGATCTGGAAGGTAGGCCTAAAGTAGGGTATTCTAGAACCGGAAAAGGATATCAGGAACGTTCTCAGGACCCAGGACAAATTGACTCTTTAAATATTCCACACGGTATTGCGATTAATACCGCCATCGGTTTAATGAATCCATTCGGTGGAGCTGAGGGCTATAAAGCAGTATTTGAGGATCCCGATGATCCATCAAAGACAAGTAACGTTATCGGCGAAGTAGCTGCTAAATATGTCCTAGGTAGAACAGGAGGATTGCTTCCATGGGAAGAATTTAAGAAGGTCCGTCCTGATGTATCTAAAGATGAGTATATGCGCTACAAAGCATTCCGGTTTGACAACAAAGAAGATTACAACCCACTTGATGGTGACTTCAGTGTTTTAGCTGGTGTACTCAAAGGAACTACAGAAGGTATTCATGGTCCAGAGATTCAGTTCTTAGGCCGTAGCTTACCTGTAACGACAGCGATGCTTCCAACAGCAGCTGCTATTGCAGGAACAACAATAGGCGCAAGAGGTGGACGTCCAGGTAGAGGTCTTAAGTATGGATTAGCATCAACAGCTGCAGGCATGTTGGCTGGGAACATTATTGAAGGCGAACGACGTCGTAGAAATAAAAACGAAAATGAAACAGATATGATAGAAGAGTATGGGATGCCACTATGACAAGATTTGCTGCATTTGATATTTCATCGTTCCTGCCAGAACAAGAATCTATGGAGGATGTCCTTACTGATGCTTCTAAGCTTCAGTCAATGGAGAATGCAAAGAACACAGAGTTTGCTGGTCAATTAGCCGGTAAATATGGGTCAAGTCTAGGCTCCATCGACTATGCAAACGAAGTAGGACAAGCTCGGTCAGCCGCTGCTGGTGATGCATTATTTGGGCAAACGTTAAGTACTATTGGAAATGTAGCTGGAAGTGGATTAAGTGCATATGGCAAACTAAAGGGATGGGGCGGGAGCGGATCCACTCCAAATTATGAGTACACAGGCCTATTTGATGGACCTGCAACTATTCCTAGTAGCGGATTTGGCTCTTTCGGGGGATAACCCATTAGGCATATTATTCTAATATTATTAAGTCATGGCACGTTTTGCAGGATCACCTTCATATCAACAGAGACGTAAGTTCGAAGGACCACGTCTACAGTCTGGTTCTTATAGGACAAATGCAGGTAACGCTGCAAATTGGGTATCGGTCGGCAATATTTATGGAGCTTTAAATGAAAACACATCAGATTTAGGGCAAGTAGCATTAACTGCTATGGCGAATAAAAGTAGAGAAAATATTGCTAACGCTACTGCAGAAGCTTTTGGCATTTCTGGATTCCAAGATTATATGGTGAAGAGCGAAGAAGCGGACGCTACTGCTGGAGCACTAAGAGACGAAGGGAAAGCCAAGAAAAAAGCGGGAATCATTAGTGCTGTTGGAAGTATTGCATCTGCAGCCGCTCCATTTATAATTCCAGCATTAAGTGATGAAACGACTAAGCATACGATTGATCGAATTGAAAATGCATGTGAAACACTTCGACAATTAAAGCCAGTTACATTCTTCTACAAAGAAGAGTACAGCAGCTCTCCTGAAAGAATGCATCATGGATTTATTGCTCAGGATTATCAAGAGGTGATGCCTGATGCAACCTATTTTGATGAGAGTATTGGTAAGCTATGCATCGACACAAGCGAACTTATTGCACTACTCGTAAGAGCTAACCAAGAACTCGAAACACGCATTACTCGGCTTGAAGCAAAACAAGCTTTACAAGCTGTGTAAAATATAAGAAGGAAATTCTAGGAAATCCATGAATTCAGTAGATTTAAAAACTCCCAATATTTTCACAAATCCAATTGATTACTTGCGGGAAACTGCTGAGCGAAAAGCTGCAGAAACTGCACCAGACAGTCTTGGAAACCGTAATCCAGGATTTCTAAATGATTTAATTGGAAATCTCACAGGAGCAACTGATGCTGGTACACAGGAATATATAGACAGAGCTACAGAAGTAGCGAACAGAAATAAGTATGAAAGCACAATCGAAGCACTAGGGGGTAAATATGTGCGTAACAAAACAGCAGGTCAACTTCAAGCCCAAGTATTACAGTTAGAAGAAGACTTAAAAAACAGAAACTTTGAGTCAAGTCCAGCAGGTAAAAGGTTAGCAGCGGAGCTTCGGCAGCAAAGTGAAAACAATAGAATAACAAATAAACGTTTAGACGAACAAATTGCCATGGGGCGTTTGGATCGTGCTGATCGACTCGATGCTCAAGCAGATGCGCTTGCATTAGAGCGTGAACGTATGGCACGCGATGATCATCGTTATAACCAAGAATTAATGCAATATAACGAGAATAAGAGACTGGAATCTATTTCTGGCTTGGCTGGTGGATTAGCAGCACTTGCAGCTGCTTTTGCAATGTAATTAATTGGTACTGTTGGGATTCCAAGTGCCATAAAGGGATTGAGCACGTTTGTAGAGATCACCCCCCGGCATCATTCTCAGTGCCGCTTCATCGCTATTAGTGCCCCAAGAATCTGTACCAGATTGATGAGGATTACCTACTAGAACTGTTCGATAAAGTTCTGAAGCACCCATTCCTTTTTTAAATCCACGTTGATTGAAGTATTCCTCAACATAAGGTAACTGCTCCGAAATAGTCATTTCGTGGCCAGGTAATCCTACTTCTGAACGTGCTCCAGGTCCAAATTGAATCAAACCACGGTATTTACCTCCAGCTCCTCCCCATACATTAGGGTTATGACTAGATTCCATCTCAAACAATCCACCGAGTGTGTACGGATCTACTCCTAGCCGTTGAGCTGTAGCGCGAATTGCTAGTGAATCTTCTTGAGAAAGAGTTCCACCAGAATAAAAACCATCAGTATTTACAGTTGTCGCCGTAGCAGTAGTCTGTCCAGGCTTACTCCCAGTATTGGTAGAAGTATCAGTAGTAGTCGTAGTGGACGAATCAAGGTCAACATCTGTAGCTCCTGCTGTTTCTCTAAGATCTGCAGCTTTTTTGCGTTTTTCTTCTATCTTCCCTGCGTAATCAATATTGCTTTTATAGGGTTCTATTGGTTTTTTACCACCAGCATTTTTGATAGAGCCAAACATTTCACCAGCTGCAGCTAAGACACCAGCCTTACGAACATTTTGTTTGTAATCAGCTTTAGCCTCATTAATAATTTTATTAGTTTTGATATCAGTACGTGCTTTGATTGCTTTACCAGTAAGTTCGCCACTGATTTTAGTTAATGCAGCATTTTCTTGAGATTTAAGTGAAGATGCTTGCGAAACTAACTCACCGTAGTTTGATGAAGAACGCGCAGCAGCTGCGTATGATCGAACTAAATCATCAGCAGTAGCTTTTGCAAGTCTAGAATAGTCACGTCTACCAATTGAAGACAGCATATTTAGTCTCTATAACCTATACCTATTCTATGTGAATCTTAAGTAGATAGAATATACATAAATAAGTCAGTTATTAGCCAGGACGTAAACTGGGAAAAATTATGGCAGAAACACCTCAAGCTGAAAAGCCAGAAGAATATAAAGGCTTATTAAATTTTGGAAGCATTCTTGATGATTTCTTTACTCAACAAGACACTGATACTGACGAGCAAGCGCTTGCAAGAACAGCATTTCAAGGTGATCTGATTCAGGCTGTCACTAACAATGAATTGGCAATGATACTTGCCAATGAGAATGCAGCAATCGCTCAAGATAATGCGAGGTATGAAGCACAATTAGAATTGGGGAATACTCTTGACTTAATGGGCGAAGAGGCAAATATTATTGAAACGGGTAAGGATGCAGATCTACAAAGGGAGATGACCTTTGCAGATTCTCAATATGATCGCGATATTGGGATGCTAGCTGCTACGTCTGAAACAGACATCGAACAAACACGTGAGCAAGGTGTACAGTCAAGGTTAGATAAAATTACTCAGGGAGAACAGGATAGAATAACTCAGCAACAGCAGCAGCTATCCGCAGAACGTATTGCTGAAGGCAGATACGGTGCTGATGCGTATCAAGCAGAGCTTGCAGCAGATGCTTCGATCAAAGGATCACAGGCTGCAGCTGAAGCATCAATGTTTGGATCAGCCGCACAAGCTGATGCTGCGGTCACAACAGCTAATACTGCAGCAGAAGCTAGTAAAGCAGTAGCTACGACTCAAAAGGATGCTCAAGAGTACTTAGCCGATAAACAGAAAGAAGCGAGTATCAGATCTTCAGAAGCTCAAGAGGAGGTTGCAACAACAGCAGCTGGTGCATCTAAATTTGGTGCAACAGAAAGCAGGCTTGCACAAGAGTATGCATCAGATAAAGCGAAAGAAGCTGCTGAAAGACAAGCTCAAGCACAGGAAGCGGTAGCAATCACTGCTGGAGGGGCTCAAGAAGCTGTTGCAACTACTCAAGCTGGTGCACAAAAAGATGTAGCAACTACTCAGAAAGAGGCTGCTCAAAGATCTGCAGAAGCTCAAGAAGCCGTAGCCGTAACAGCAAAAGAAGCATCGGAATTTGGTGCTACAGAAGCTCGAATGGCTCAAGAGTACGCCGCCCTTAAGCAAAAAGAGGCTGCTGCAAGAGCTGCAGAAGCACAGGAAACTGTAGCAACCACGGCTGCTGGGGCTCAGACAGATGTTGCAACTACTCAAAAGGAAGCTGCCCAAAGAGCTGCAGAGGCTCAGGAAGCGGTAGCAACAACTGCCGCTGGTGCATCCGAGTTTGGCGCTACTCAACAATTAGCAGGTACAACAAGGCAAGCTGAAGCATCGGAAGCTGTAGCAACTACTCAAAAAGAAGCACAGGAATACCTTGCCGATCAGCAGCTAAAAGCAGCCCAACGTGGAGCTGAAGCACAAGAAGCGGTTGCTACCACTGCTGCTGGCGCTCAAACAGATGTTGCAACTACTCAAGCGGGTGCGCAGACAGCTGTAGCAGAAACGGCTGCAGGAGCCTCAATGTTTGGAGCTGAGCAACAGTTAGCGGGAACGCAGCGTCAAGCTGAGGCTCAAGAAGCTGCAGCGCAAGCACAGTTAGAAGGTGTGATAGAACAAGTTAAAGGCTCTATGTATGGAGCAGATAAGAGTCTTGAGAGTGCTATACAAGCCGCAGAGGCGTCTAAATTTGGATCGCAACGTAGTGCAGAAGCACAGGAAGCTGTAGCAGGAACAGCTGCAGGTGCTTCTATGTTTGGAGCTGAACAGCAGTTAGCGGGAACACAACGTAGTGCAGAAGCACAGGAAGCCGTGGCTGAAACCTCGGCAGGTGCGCAACGTGATGTAGCCGAAACCAGTCTTGAAGGTGTCAAGTTCAGCGCTGCAAAGCAAGCAGAGGCTGAAATGTTTGGAGCTGAGCGTGGAGCAGAAGCTCAAGAAGCAGTTGCAGAGACTGCCGCAGGTGCTTCTAGGTTCGGATCGGAACAGCAATTTGCTGGAACAAGACGGCAAGCTGAAGCTCAAGAAGCCGTTGCTGGAACACAAGCTGAAGCACAAAGGGCTGTAGCAGGTACACAAGCGGAAGCTCAGAAGGCTGTGGCCGAAACAGCAGCGGGAGCCTCGAAGTATGGAGCAGATAAAACTGTTGATGTTGCTGACATTGGCGCAAGAAGTGCTTTAGATGTTACTAAAGAAACAGGTGCTCAAACACGTCAAACAACTGCTGAAGAAATACGGTTAAGAGCAAGAGATCGTGCGAAGGATAGAGCAGAGATGCATAGTTATGCTCGCTCTACAGCGAGGGCTTTCTGATGAATGCAACAAAAACCCAAGGTAAGGTCTATTTAAATTATGTAGATCAGTGGCTTGATACGTTACCAGCTGCTGAAAGTGAGGACTTTAGAGAGTTTGCAGAAGCTACGCCATCAACTATAGAAATTTGGGTTTATGCAGGTATCGTTGGGTATCCAGGATCCTTTCTTGATTTGTCGAGATGGGTAAAAATGAAATTCAGGAAACTCAACAGAAGAGAAATTTTGAATAGTGAAATCAGCGCTCTTCATTCTGATATTCAAGAATTAAGAATGGCTATTACATCAGGTGAAATTAAAGGCGATAACGGCTGTGCAAGATTGGCAGCATTAGAAAAAGAACTTAGATCTCATATTGAAGTCAGTGATCGAATGAATCGAACGACCGATAAAAGGGGTTTGATTCTTGCAGGAGCTGACAGAGTAATGAGAGAGATAACTGCAATCTTCAAAGATGATCCACAGTTTAGCGAGCCCATTGAAAATGCTATAAATGCAGTATGGGCAAAAATCTACAGCGAGATAAACAATGCGTGAAGACCTAGATAAATCATTGGAGTTGCCTGAGATTAAAGCCGCAACTGTTCAATCACTACGGGCTGCAGGCAGATTACCGAGATTACCTCAAATGCCAGGGGTAAGTGTTGATAGATACTTTATGTCTGACTACAGAGCACAGCAAGCTGCTGAGTATGCTTATGCAGTAGGGGTCGCATTTGAAGAAAAAAGAAGACGTGATTTAATTATGCGAGCAAAAGCCCGCGCTGCAGCACGTTTAGCACAAGCAATCGCAGAATACAGGATTAGATAGTTACACTTGTACAAAAAGAAGAAAGTATGGCAATTGCAAGTGCTTCATTAGCATATAGAAGATCCGCATTAATGACGGCTACCAAAGTAACGAGTAAGCCGCCTAGCTCAGAAGTATTAGCAGCAAGAGATAATTTTATAGCGTTTTGCAAGGCTATGGGGAAACCACCTGCAAAACATATGTTGGAATGGCATACAGAATTATGTACAGGAGAAGACAGTGAATGTCTAATGGGAATCGGTGGAGTGAACACATCAATCTTGGCACCGAGGGGATCTGCCAAAAGCACTGTGCTTGGTTTGTTTGCAGCTTGGATGATTGGCCGTCATGCTGCTGCAAAGAAAATGCTACGGATTCTGTACATCGCCTATATGGTAGATATCAGCAGAGCAAAATCAGCAACAATTAAAGGCATACTTACAAGTCCAAAATACAGAGAAATCTTTCCAATGGTTAGATTGTCAAAAGTAAAAAGAAGTGACGAGTACTGGAGCATTGACTATGAATTTGCGGGAGTTGATACAGCAGGTGAAGAAGCGTTCACCATTGCGTGTGGTGGTCTCAAAGGAGCCATCACTTCAAAACGGTCACAACTGGTACTTATCGATGACCCTATTAAATCCGCTGCGTCCATCAACAACCCGGACATTAGGCGTGAAATGGAGCAAACTTGGTCGAACGTCATCGCACCAACGATGTTCCAGGGAGCAAGGGCGATATGTCTGGGAACGCGATTTCACTTTGACGATATTCACGCAACACTCTTTGTCCCCAAGAATAATTGGAAGCAGATAATTCAAAAGGCAGTCATCACAGACGCTGACGGACGCCAGCGCTCATACTGGCCAGAGTTTTGGTCAATGAAGTATTTAAATGAACGTAAGCTTGAAGACAGAGTTGCCTTTGCATATCAATATTTAAATACAGCTGTGAGAAGTACTGAAGTAGGTATTTCACCAGAATTAATTGTAAAAGGAGAAGTCCCTGAAGAATACGACTGCTTAGGAGTTGGCATTGACTTAAGTGCTGGTATTTCAGAAAAAAATGATTGGACAGTCTTTACGCTTGGCGGAATTAAAGACGGGAAGATTTATCTGATCGATCAACGAAGAGAACGAGTAATGGGCAACCTAAAAAAGATGGATACCTTATGTGAAATGCTTTGTGATTGGAACATATTACTTGAAAACGATGAAGGGGATTTCTTTCCCACAATGTCGCCATGCATTATTTGGCCCGAAGCTGTTGCTTATCAATCATCATTTGAAGGTGATTTCAAACGAGTAATCCATGAGCAACGAGCTTTATATAATCTGAGCGTTAGTCCAGTAAAAGGTTTTAAGGGAGACAAGCTAGCACGTTTAAGAGGTGTGCTGGGTTTATATGAACATAAACGAGTCATCTGGAATAAGTGGCGCAAATGGGATGTGCTGGAAGAAGAGCTTTTAAATTTTGGTCATTCGAGCCACGATGATGCAGTTGACTCTATGGTATTAACAATGGGTGGATTACTGAGGAGAGGTAATTTACAATTAGACTACAATAAGGATAGCTTTGATTTATAAATACAATGGCGGCTCAGTGGGAAGACCTAAGTGATGCTCAAAAGGCCAACTTTGGCAATGATAAAAAAGCCTTTAAAGCTTCTAAGAAAGAAGTAAGAGCTGCAGGTGGTGATCCGTCTAAAGTTATGCAAATGGAGCGGGTTTACGAAGGTGGAACCTGGGATGGTAGTAATTCAGGAGCACAAGAAGCTGTAGAAAGAGCTACAAGTTATCAAGCTCCTGCAGATATTGCTGATTATGATCTAACAGCAGCAGGTGCTGGCTCATCAAGAGGTACTAATAGGATTAGTGGCAAAGATATAAAAAATATGCAAGATAGTGGAAATTATAGCGATGCCGAAATACTGAGTTTCGCAGAAGGAGCAATGGCAGGCGGTTCAAGGTACGGTCAGAATACGTTAAATAAACTCGACAAAATAAGATCAAATATGACATCGAGTTCATCGACACCCGCACCTCCGCCGCCAGCAGCAACTCCTGAGGCTCCTCCAACCTCAGGTCAACCTGAAGAATCACGATTTGCCCCAATTGAGCAAGGACCTGTTACTCAGATTGCAGGAGGTGATGATGATTCTGATTCCCCATCATTCTTCCGTACTCCAGAAGAGAGTACTGCAAATCGACAGGAAGCTCTAGAGCGCGGTGGTAATTATATAAATGCTAATCAACAAAGCAATTTAGAAGTTAACGCGAACTACAACACACCTGTTACAAATCAAATCAGCGGAAATAACAATAATGTCGAAAATAGTATTGATAATTCCATGCAAGTAAATGCTGGAAGTCAGACTATGGGTAATACACAATATTCACCCCTTGATACTACAAGAGGGGAATTTGATCGCCCCACACCTACTAAACCAACCCCACGAAAGCAGCCTGAGCCATCTACACCTTTCAAATTGTGGGAGGGCGAAGGTGTGCCTGATTGGGTAACACCTCCTTCTGGCGGTTCTGGCACAAGTTTTACACAAGCACTTGAGCCTATCACAAATCCAGAAACCGGAGAAACGTATA